ATTCTTCAAATACTTCTTTTCTCCAGGAGTTTAGAATAGAAAAATTGATATACTTCCGTCTATCAAATACGTCTCCTAGATGAATTACATGTGATATGTTCTCTTTTCTAATGGTAGGAAAGAATACCTCTTTATAAAACTTTAAGAAGTAGTCGTTAAATATTGATGAATCGTTTCTGCATCCACAATGTGTATCTGTTATCAAGGCGACTTTCATAAACTCATTATAACCAAATCATTATTTAAATCAACTTAAAACTTTAATCGAATAGTCCTTTATGATAGGTAAATTAAATAACATCTGCATATTTCCAGAGAAAGTTGAAAAGAAGCTATACGTGGTAGGAGAACCAGATACTTGAAGAAAACCGTTAACATAAGCATCAAATCCTGGAATATCCGCTTGAATAAAATTATAAAGATCCTGATGAACCAGACTATCTATCATTTTTCCATCACATTCAAACCACTTGGCTGGGTCTGGGGCATATTTTGCATTTGCTGTCAAGTCAATTGTACCAACATTAGTGGGAAAATATGTAGAAGTAACAGATGGGGGAAGATTTGTTAGATTTCCTAAGTTACCTAAGATATTTCCTATAGTAAGTTGATTACCAGACTCAGATGATTCTAAAAAAGTTGAGTTAGACTCCGGTATAGCGACCAAATCAATAATTTTCTGAATTACATTAGATAAAGTATCTCCAAAACGATATGACTTAACAAACTCAGACAGTGTGTTCACATGATAAGAAAAGAGAACGGTCTGATCCCTGTAGTTATTCTCCAAATGCTCATATATCTTCCTAGCTGCCTCATATGAAGATAAGGTAGAGTCTGATATAATATAACAAAGTTCCGGTGCCAGATCTTCAGGTCTAATCATAATCTAACAATCAAAAGAGAAGATAATCCTTATTTCATTCTTATCCTTTGCAATAGTCTCTACCAACGAAAGTAAGTAAATATACTCAGGTGATGGACAACGATCATATTTCCCACATAGTTTTATATACTTCTTAATTACTTTTCTATATTCCTTCAAATTCATGAAACCGAAAGTGTGTAAGTCTGGATTTAATATAAACTCCTTCTTCTCCTCCAAGTACATTATCCATCTCTCTGGCAAGAAGCAAAGGTCTTTTCCAAACTCATCCAGGAACACTTTGTAGCAGCCACACGGTTCTATTACTGGATCGATTGTACCACCATCAAATCTAGGGTATCCAAGAAGAGAAAATAACAAGTAGTCTCTCTCCATTACCTCAAAGTTTGCAAACATATTCCAAAACGACTCTTGACTTTCAAGCTTGGGTCGTTTTAAAGGTCTATATTGTAAAAGAACATGTATATCTGCACCCATATATTACTCCTATGTTGTCTTTGGTGTCCAACCAAGTTTTCTTATTTTTTCTTCAATTATCGGATGCACTAAGCCCTCATTACCAGAACAATAAAAATCTATATATTCTTCACCAACATTTCTTAGATCAGCGACGATTCCTCCCGCATATCTCCAAGAGCATGACCATCTGATTCCGTCCTTATACCAATCAACATTGCAAAGCGAACCGTACAATTCGGTTGCCATGTTTTGATCTTTTACTAACTCCTTAATTTCTTCTGACCGGTTTAAATCTTCTTCTAGGTCGTACTCGTCTCTAATAATTTCAAATTTATTTTCTTTAACGTTCACACTAATCAGAAGTCCAGGGGCGGGTTGGAAGTTTGGAATCTCTGGTAATGTTTGAAACCTTTCAGTAGCAACGATCCCTCTTCTCGCTAACTCTTGTTTAACTAAAATTAGGCATGTCTCATACCAACCAGTATCTTGACGTAAACCAATACTCTCCCAGAAACTATTATCTGAGTAGAAATTATAAAAACGAATAAGTTCCCTAATATCAAGACCAGAGTGAATTACACCCTTTGCTCGATCAATTAGACTCTTTTCATCGGTTGTCATAAACGAACTCTATAAAAGATCTTTGTATTTGGAATATTAAAGTACTTCTCTCCACGCTCCTCGAACGTTGACATTATATAACCTGCTCCCTTCTGTGTCAAGCAGAAATTATAGAATTCTTGGTTTTTTGATATGCTTAAACCCCTTCCATCACCATATATCCAATCTTCGTAGTCTGCCTCATCTGTGGCAACAATCTGCTTCTTATCACCAATTCTATTTGGTATTAGTATGTCTACTCCTCCAACTTTCCACATAGTTCCTTTCAGATTGGACTGAACTTGAATCTTTCCTCCATCCAATGGGGCATCTAGACTGGTTGGTATCGGATCACTATCCATTTTAGTATTAATTATTGGGTCTGAAGAAACTTCTTTATTTATTTGCTCAATTAAACTAGTATATCCAATCTTATTGTTTCTAAAATCCGATATTAGATTCATTAGTATGCCAATACTGGCATACTTTTCAAACTGTTTATATAATAAGTTACATACCTGTACTGCTGCCGGACGCAACTCTATAAAAGTATCAGTAACAATTGGATACACTACATCAGATAATTGTTCTATAGTAAATTTCATTCTTCATCATCTTCCATATAAGCTTGTGAATCTGCCACAATTTTACTATCCCTTATCTTTTTCTTCTTTTCTTCCAATACCTTTTCGTAATTAGCTATAAACTCTAGTTTGTGTTCTTTTAATGCATCATGGTCTTGAACCATTTTTAGAACTTCTTCATAGTCTGATAATTCACTATTCATAAAAGCTTTATACTTAATATACATTTGTTTCTTTTCTTTCTTTATACGTCTAACAAATGCAAAGAATATAATCTGAGTAAAATATGAGAATGGATTCTTACTTTTCGCTGGATTAAAATTATGAAGATATTGGAGACAGTTTTCTATTCCATCGCTTATCATTTCATCACGGAATGTATAGTTCAGGAAGTTACCCTTGTTGGATAAATTATCTGCTATCTTCATAAAATACACTGCTAACGACTCTGGAATAGGAACATTCTTATCATCGTTGCATAGCTTCTGATACTCAGTAATTTCCTTAAAAAACTCAGCATTGTCAATATAATTAGCTTTTTTTCTTTCTTTTGTTTGAGTTTTACGTAAAGAATGACTACAATTTACTTTTTTCTTTCTTGGCATAAACACACTTAGAGTTGGTAAATCTTCTTATATAATACAGGATTTATATTTTAAGTCAATTTTAATTAGATACTAACAAATAACATCATAAGAAAAATTTACACGATTGCATAATAAAAGGATGGTTTTGATTGTTAATCGAGAGAAAGATATCAAAATTAATGTGATAGTATAAAGCTACACGTATCCTTAACTGTTTTGAACTGTCTTCGAACTGCGTTCGATCTTACGATCTTTATCAGTTGTCATATTTTCTAATTAGTAGCTAATCAGTAAATGTAAATGACTAATCTATGTCGTAATGTCGAAAGAGATACCAATATCACGGCTACACCGTTATTGTACAGTTAGATTCTATTTTGTCAATAGTTATTTTGTATATTATAATAGATATTTTTATATAATATTATTAAGATCTTATATACTTTAATATATAGTAATCATAACTATTTGGTATTATTATTTGTTTTTGTGTGATTGATTGTTTTATTGATTGGTGTGCGTCAGACTACATGCTGGATGAATATCTACACAAAATGTTGATTTTTGTCTTTGTAACTATATGATATAATTAAACAATAAAAATGGTTTTTACTGCTTTGTTGTCTTCTTATCGCCCATGCTATTGAAGATTGATAAAATCTTATCGGCTTCAGATGAACATATGTCTTTAGATAGTAAACATTCTTTTAAGTCACTATTTCCCTGTCCATGTTTGGGATTCTCTGTTAAGAACGAAAAATAACTTTTAAGTATTCCCCTATCTGGGCAACCCATAGATATTATCTTCTGGTGTGGTATCGGGAATATTATGTCTTCTGCATGGGGCATGAAATGCGCCAATATTGTTGTAAGGGCACCATCCTCAGTTAAACGATATATTAATTCCAATGGATTGATTAGAAATACTACCTTTTCATCTCCAAAGACGAATTCTAGTGGTTTTTCCTGATGCTTAACTGCTTTAAATTGTTCTGTTAAATCACTAACATGATATGTATCGGCCAAAAGAGTCTCAGAAGAAACGAGTTTAATTAGGCGAAAAGCCATGTAGCCTCCCTGAAATAAACTATCCTAATTATTTAGTTTTTCAGATATTGAGCTGGTGTAATGTGTACTTAAATTTCTCAGAATCATATATCTGTACACGTTCTATGAAATGTTTTAGGACAAAGTTTCGATGTTTCTTATGCTGTAAGTCATCGACTATATCATATAAGACCGCTTTATCGGATCTACCTATTCTAAGGACACGGCCAATGCTCTGAAGAGTTCTTATTCTACTCTTAGAGGGGGAGGCAAAAATTATATTGTCCAAATTCTTAATATTAACCCCAGTCGAAAAAACTCCTACACTGGCAACCAAGATCGCATCTGTTTCATTCTCTGTGATTGCGCGAATCTGTTCTCGAATCTCCATTTCGGTGCCGCCATAAACAAAGAAAATCTTTCGATTGTTATCTTTAAGTTTATCTGTTATTAAGCTGTAAATATTCTTTCCGTGTTTTTCAACATACTGGAAAAGAACCAACGTATTCCCCTTACATGAACATGCAAGATTACATATAAACTTAGTTCGTTTTTCGTGATTGATTATAAAATCAATCTCATCAATATATTTAAATTTTTTGGCTAGCTGACATGCATCTTCGGGATACTTCAATACCACACATTTGACCTCCAGACTAGCAAGTTGCTTATTGTCCATCAACTGTCTGGTAGTCGTCGCCTGATACACAGGACCGGTCAATCCCTCAATAACAAACTTATGACATTTTGTTCCATCTAATGTTCCAGTAGTACCAAATCTCCATTCGGCTGTAGTACAATTTGAAAGAATGTTCTTCAAAGAATCTGCTTTAGCTAAATGACATTCATCGACTAAAACAAAACCATAATCTTGAAAAAAATTTTTAGGTTGTCGATGCAAACTCTGCCAAGTAGAGATTGTAATTTGGCGTTCTGTTTCTTTTTCTTGGCCAGAATATATCTGATGAATATGATTTTCTATTCGCATATCATATATGCCATAGTTTTTATCATATTCTATAAAATCACTTGTCATCTGAGAAATCAAGTTAAGTGTTGGAACAACAATCAATGCTTTTGAATCTGGTCTAGTCTCCGCAAAATACCTAGTTAATAGATATATGATTACACTTTTCCCGCTGCCTGTTGGAGATATGAATAAAGCTTTCTGATGATTGATTCCGTGTAAGAAACAATTGGATTGATAATCTCTAAGTTCAAAAGGAAGTCTTAACTTTTGAACATAATTTTTAACATCATCTTCGGTATAGTCCCATACTACTGGTTCATAAACTACTTCATATTCTCTTTCTTGAGCAAACTTCTTTATATGTTCTATCAAACCACAATAAATCGTAGAATTCATGCGATTGTAAAGATACATGTAACCATCCCATACCCTATTCTTGAATGTTGGCATGAATTGGTATCCAGGTACACGAAACCTAAAGTAGTTTGTCATTTCAGCTTGAACAGACGATTCTGTTTCTACCTTGAAATATACCTGATTTACTTGTTTCAGTATAATCTGTGACATTAAAATCCAGAGGAAAATTTGAGGAACTCTACAGCATTCTTTATAAGATATCCTCTGTTGTGTATAGATTTTAATATATCTTTTAGCAGATCGACTTTTTCTTTTGATACCGAGACGTGTAGTAGGGTATTAATAACATCGTCGTCGCCACTAATATACGTATCAAGATCCTGTTTCATTAGTTTTAACTGAAATGGTTCCCAGTTATATTGTTTTAGTTCTTCTGTTGATAGTCTTCCGTTGTAGTATTCGCTCTTAAGTTTGAAGAGTCGCTTATACTCAATCTCTTTTTGTGATAAAAGAAGAGACTCTTTTACATACAACTCGTAGTATTTGGCATGTAGTGTAGATGTTTTCAGAGATTCTGTAGCCAAATCTGTGCTATCAATAACAGAATCTTTTTTCCAGGATTCTAGAATGTCCTCAAGTTTTGCCATAATAATCCATTTTATTAATTACTAAGTTTTTGTTTCTTCAGTTGTCTCTGTATCCAGGTTAATAGTCTAGGGTTATCTTTGAATAAAGTCAAGATAGTATCTGCATATGATGTTACATATGCCTCTTCTTGCTTAGAAGATTTAAACTTAATCTTATGAATATCATTAATTCCATGTAAGATTTCGTGTAAGATTGTATTGCAAAACTCATCTGGTCCTTGTTTACCAAACACTCGTATTGTCTGAGATGCAAAGTCGCATTCTCCAAAGTCGGCGGCCTTTCCCTTTTTTCTGACCTCCCCTATGTCTACACCTTTTCGACAGTGCTTTATTTTGAATACTGAGTATCCGATCTTAACTTTCTTTGGAAGTCTAGTACGTGACATATTAGAACCCGATTAAAAGAATCACGTTTTCTAATATTATGATATATTATTTATGGCTAGAAAGCAACTGATAATCGGCAACAAAATCAACTAGTCACTTTATGTTATGGAAACTGTTATAAATATTTGCTGTAATATATTATTTTGGTGTATTCTTATATGGGACAACCCTCAAATATCAATTACTTATCGCAATTAGGATATCGCCTAATTATACATAGACTACCAGAAGTTGAATACTTCTTACAGCGTGTTAATATACCAGGAATTAATGTAGGTGCGGCAAACAGACCTACCCCATTTGCATCTCCGGTTCCCTATAGTGGAGATATAACGTTTAATGACCTAAACTTCACATTTAAGCTAGATGCAGAGATGAAGTCTTATCTATCCATCTGGAGATGGATGGTTGGGCTTGGTTTTCCAGAAAACTTTGGTCAATATAAAGAACTGGCAACATCACAAAAAGAATTATCTTCGTTCGAAGAGGGTATGGTAACAAGCAATATAAAGCTAATGTTACTTAATAACAAACATAATCCAATATATGAAATTGATTTCTATAGTTGTTGGCCAACATCACTAAGTGACTTAACACTTACATCGACAGATACAACAGTAGATTACTTAACGGTAGAAGCGTCTTTTAAATATACGTATTATACAATCACTGAAGCTAAAGTTTAATGCTGCTTTGATTTCTTTCTTTTTGATTTGTTAATTATTCTTTTCTCTGCTCTGTAGATATGTTGGATCTTACCATCCATGACATCATTATATGATACGTAGACTACAGGGATTCCGAGTTCTTTTGCATATGCGATCTCGCTTGTAAGTCCAACCGATTCTTTCCATCCATCAAGAGTCAGCACCAACAATCCATCGCACCTCTCCAGATAATTCTTGTCATACGACTCCCAAAATGCCCAGGTATGATGGAAGTCTTCATAATCAGTCCATCCAGAGTTAAGGGCAATTGGGGGATATGTCATAATGTTATGCTTGAGCAATCTGGCAGCAGCTCGGTCCACCTTTTCTGCTCGATCTAACATTACCTTCTTGTCTTTATGAGAATATGGGTTCCCTAGATAAAAAAGAGGTTTTGTACTGAATTGTTTTTTCATGTTTTGTCCTTCCTATTCAAAGAACATATATTACAATACTAACAAATTCTACACAAATGTCAACTGATTATAAATATGTGTGATGGATGTAGTATCGATGCATCTTCAATATAGCCCTCGCCGACCACTTAGTTTGGTATGTAATTCCGCGATTTTTTTACTAAAAACAAAGGACCCAGATGTCAAGACGAAGTAAACGTTCGGACAACCTACGTTTATCTGATGACAATCTTTGTAGAGAATTTGAAAAATTGGAGGAAGAAAGAATTAAAAAGTTAAACGGAACAGGATTTAAGGATTTTCGCATTGAGCAAATAGAACCATTGACAGAAAATCAGCAGAGAGTCTTTGAGGAGTATTCCCAAGGAAACAACTTAGTATTATATGGTTCTGCTGGGACAGGAAAAACCTTCTTAATGCTATATCTAGCACTAAACGAGGTATTAACCAAAAGATATAAGAATATTGTTATAGTTAGAAGTGCTGTGCCTAGCAGGGATATAGGATTCCTTCCTGGAACACTAGATGAAAAGGTTGATGTATACAAGTTACCGTACATACACATATGTGAGAAATTACTAGGATCAGAGGACAGTTATAAACGTCTAGAGGACAGGGGATTAATCGTTTTTACAACTAGTTCATATCTTAGGGGTATGACGTTTGATGGAAGTATTGTTATTGTTGATGAATTTGAAAACTGTACATTCCAGGAATGCGACACAATCATGACCAGGCTTGGAGCAGACAGTAAAATCATGTTCTGTGGAGACTTTGATCAATCAGATCTATTAAAAGATAAAGATAAGTCTGGAAGCAAGGACTTTATAGGCATCCTTAGTCAGATGAGAGAAATGAAGATGATTCGTTTCGATGTGGAAGACATAGTTCGTTCTGGGATCGTAAAGTCGTATATCATACAAAAACAAAAATATCTAAAGAGATAGGTATATTGTCCCTATTGACAAACTACACTCGACTTGATATAATTTAAGTATAGATTATGTTTTTATGAGTTTATTATGAGTTTTGTAAGTGTTCTACACGAAATTCTTCCACATGGTTCTGGCATAGACTGTGAATGGGAAATAGAAGAAGTCTATACAGAATCTTTCAAATGCTATAACTATTTTCATGTAATGGATGGAAATGGATATTATTGTGGATATATCCCATTTCAATGTACAGTATTCTTCTTTCAAGACAAGGGATTCTCTCTTGGAGAGTTGAAAATTACCAAACATATAATCGACTTAATACAGTCTGATTATAAACTTCCTAATGGAGAATTAGATGAATCTGCTCCATTTTTAGATGATTTAGACGACTATCTTTTCGAAACTATTGAATATAGCTTAGAACAATATAATGAGGATTGTTATGAGAACATACACGGTTGCAAGAAAAGCTGTTAAGTGTCGTATAGACGAATCTGTTTATAAAAATAAGATAAAACTCGGAAAGGCGCTAGACTATGCTTTTCGTAAGAGAGAGGAGGTTAATTGGGAGACATTTGACAAACGTATGTCTCGTTATTATAGTGTAGTTAACAAGAAAGATGAATCAACTGCCGCCGATATTTGTTACTTAATGGTTCAGGTTGGACAGGATCTAGAATGAACTGGATTATATTATTATGCATACTAGCATTATTTTCAAGTTCTATTAAAGATTTTATGCTTGGAATTTTGGCAGTAATTGGTATTTGGGTTGGGGTTCTTGTGTTTATCTTCTTAACATTAACAATGATTTTTAATTCAGTTAAGTAATGGGTTAAATTCATCGTCTGGAACAGAGATATATCTTCCGCAACAACTACATTTTAAACCAATGACATATCGTCTTCTTGGTATTCGTATAGCATGTGTATTATCTAACATAAAACTATTACCGGATTCCTCTATTATTTCTTGTAGAAGTTTCATCTCATCGGTAATTGGAACCGGATCTGTTATCAGAAGTACTGACTGATACCTATCATTTTTATTAAAAATAAATTCTTTTGCTTGATGTGCCTGGTCAAATACATAGCTATGTCCATATCTTTCGCAATATAATTGTGGAAAAAACATGCGAAAAATCTTCTTGAGGATTACATTCATACTCTAGTACGTGTTATGATGTTTCTTATAGTATTCTAGTGGTGCCAGACTTTTCTTATCAAATCTTGTTTTGGGATAAAACTCAATGCCTTTACTATTTCTTGCATATTCCCATAGCTGGGCAGATACAGGTCCCTCGTCAAATCCAAAATACTCAACCCTTTCTTTTGGAACACACGAATAGACCTTTTTTATACCAGACCAATATATTGCCCCGAAACACTGAATGCATGGATCACTGCTTGTGTAGAGTGTTAGATTCCACTTACTTAGATCATGAGATCCTAATCTTGTTTGACATTTTCTTATGGCAGTTATTTCTGCATGGGCAGTTGAATCCTTTTTGGAAATAACTTGATTTAGACCATAATCTATTAAGTCTCCACGTTCGTTTACTATAATAGCTGCAAACGGCCCATTCCCAGCCTTTGCATTCTCTTCAGCTAGTTTTATTAATAGACTAATTATTTCTTCTGAGTACAATCCTTTAGTCTTTGTTAGATGCTTCTGTACAAACTTCGGGTGTTCTCTATGTTTAAATAAAGAAAATGGAAACATAATAGATAATGTTATATCAAAAGTCCAATTATGTCAACATAAAGACAAAAAAAGAGGGGCCGAAGCCCCCCTTCTAGGTATTCTACGTAACCTTTCGATTACATGAGATGCACAACCTTTACTTTTCTGTAGTAAATGTTGCTATTGCTTACCAAAGTACCATCACTCTGTCCAGCGATATTGCTGAAAGGATTCGCTACAAGGCCGTAACGAGTCTTAAAGCCAATCTTGGGCTGGAAGGTTGCTGGATCTAGAGCCTTAACGAGCTGTAATGGGACGTAAGGACAATAGAAGATACCAGCATCATATGCATTCTTACCCTTGTATCCGACAACATAGAAATTGTCGTTAGAGGTTGCATAGTATGGATCAATATAAACATCAAGACGACCATTGAGACGACCAACAAAAGTATTGCCAGTATCGTCAACATTTAGGTTATCTTTCAGGTTTTCGCCGATGTCTAACAAACCTGCCATAGAAAGAGCGGAAGCAACGTCACTTGATGTAATCAAGACGTTACCCTTCCCTCTACGGGTCTGCTTGGCGATTTCATTTGCATCACGTTCTACTTGGTACATTAGACCCTTGAATTTCTCAACGAGCCAACGACCATTTGCATCGACATCCAGGTCAAATTCCCCAGGAACGCTGGTATTGAATTGGGCACCTGGTACGGCACACATATAAATGGTACGGATGATTTCGCGGTTAATTTCAGCATTAATTTCAGTTGACAGAATATTAGCAAGTTCGGACTCAGCATCCAAGCCATGAATGGCCTTTAGATCTTGCTGTAGTTCAGTTGTGAACTCAGCTTTCAATGCACGAGTCTTAGCTGTTACGCTAATACGGTCAATTGAGAATGCCATCTGAGCAATAGGTGGTTCAGTTGGGGCACCGGCAGGTCCACCCAATTGTTCGCCAACGCCAGCATCAAATCCACGACCAGTATCCAAAGCACCGCTAAGGGGATCTAATGGACTAGTGTGAGTGCCTTGACCAGAGAATGAAGTATCGGCTTCATTGAACAATGCTTCGGCATCACCCTGTGATGTGTAACGGCTCTTCATGGCGAAGATTAGACCAACTGGAGCATTCATCGGCTGTACACCGCAAACATCAAATGCCATCAGATTTGGTGCTAAACGACGAATCATGGCAATTAGAACAGGATCATATCCTTTCAAATTTGGGTTGCCAGAATAAGTTACGCCACCATCAACCTTGTTGTTGATTTCTTCTACTAACATGCCATCGGTGCGATTTTCTAGACAAGACTTCTCTTGGTTCTCTAGCAAAACGGCAGTAATAGCACGACGATATGGATCTCTAATTTTGGGCATATTATCTGCATCTAATACAGGTGCCCATTTCTTAGAGAGTTCTTCTACTTTATACATATATTCTCCTTAAAATGTG